TTCTGCTGTGCGTCTGTGGCGTATTGCTGCCGCGCAGCGGCGTAGCGCGGGCCAATGTTGTTGGTCTGAATGCCGTCGATAGCGCCGCGAAGATCCCGCTGCATTTGCGACAGTAGCCCGCCGAGGTAACGGTCCCGCCCGTCGCCAATGCTTTCCATGTAGTTGGAGATACGACCGTCTAGGAACTCTTTGGCCTTCTGAAACCGCTCAAGAGTGCTGACCGTGCCTGACCTAGCCCCGTAGGTACGAATGGCCGTGTTGATCGCCTTGGCGACGTCGCGAGGCTCGTCCCTTGCTCTGGCCGCCCACGCGTCAAGCACGGGCTGAATGGCCGGGCGAACGTCAAGCCCTGCAGCGTCTTTGTAGAGCTGGCCATAGGCTACGCGCGCCTTATCCCGCATTTCCTGCTGCAGGCCTTTGCCGTAGGCATAGGCCGACCCTGGCGGTATTTCCAGCGCCGCGCGCAACGCATCGCGCACGCGCTCGTTCTGCCCCATAGGCTGGCCTGGCACCTCCGGCGTAAACGCTGGCCGGGTCGCAATCCCGGAGTTGGCAGGCATGCCACCGCGTGGCGTCTCTCCGGTCTGTCGGCCGTAGATTACAGCGTCTGCGATGTTTGCCGCTTCCGGATTTTTGCGGGCCGACGTGCTCGCGAGTCGCGCCAGCGAATTGTCTGCATCAGCTAGAACCATCGCAGGCGGCTGGCCCGCCGGCAGCGCGTCAACATACTGCGCTAGGCGGTTCTGGAGTTCCGGTACGTCCAAGTTGGCGCGCGCGAGCTGGTTGGCAATGGCCTGATCTGCGGCAGCTTCGGCCGTAGTGATGCGCGGCATCATCGGGCCGGGCGGGCGCGGCGGCATCTGCGGGCCGGCAGAGAACATCTGATCAGGAGCCACGTCCGGGCGAGCCCGATCGGCGCGCCAGTTGTCCACCGCCTGACGCGCGCTGGCAACTGCCGGGTTGCGGCCCAGAGCGCCCACAGCCGAGACCACCCCGGCAGGCGTCATGGCTCCGGCAAGGCCGCCAACCATCTGCCCCGTTGTGCCGAAACCAAGATCCTCTGCCGCCTGTTGGCCAATGCCAGCGCCTGCCGACGCCGCCACGTCGGCCGCCACGGCCGTTCCTGGCGCGGCACGGTAGGCGTTGACCATCTGCTGCCCAATGCCGCCCAGCACGGTCTGTGCGGCGGGCCCGGCAGCTTGCTGCGCCTTGGCGGCGATGCCCATCATGGGAAGTGCAGACGAACCCAACACCTGTCCAACGCTTTCGGCGTAGCGGCCAAGGTCAGTCTGCGGCGGAGCTTCCGGCGAAGTCAAAAACCGCGACACGGCATTGTTGAAACGAAACTGATCGCCCCGGCCTGGCGCCACAAGGTCAACCGCCCCAGCAAAAATTTCGCCAGGCAGAGAAAGAAGCGAATTCAGGCCCCGATTACCGCCGCGAACGAGCTGACCACCGGCATCCGCCATCGCGTCAACAGGCTGAGCCGCGCCAGCCAACGCAGGCTGCGCGAACCGGCCAGCGCCAGCGCCCTCCATGACGAAGCCAGGCGGCGGAAGCGGGACGCCAGCCGAACCCTCGACGAGCTCAAAGCCGGGCGGCGGAGGTGGCATGCTCATTGTGCCGGCACCCATGCTGAGCCGTTCCATTCAACGGCCTGTCCCGTCTGCGGATTGACGGCGCGCGGCCGCGCTGACTGCGCTGGTGAGGGGGCGGTAGGCGCTGCAGCCTGTGGCGGTGCATTTGCGCGCGGTCCTTGCAGAACCGGCGGCGGCGTGTTGGCCATTCCGCCAAACCGACGCTGGTCGGACTCCAGCGCTTCACGCCGCTGCGTGCGCATCGTGCTGATCGTGTCTTTGAGGCGCTGTAGGTTGTAGCGAAGTTGCTCGGGGCTTTGTGCCTGCTCGAGTGAGCCCAGCACCGACTGAAGCAGCTTGTTCTCGAACTCCGTCACAGCACCGAGCGCGCCGCCCGTAGGCGAGTTTGCGCGCATTTCCGCCAGCTTGTCGAAGCCAATGTTGGCCTTGATGGTGTCGAGCGTGCGCGCGAGATTGTAGGCCGGCGAGCCGGGAATGTACGTGCCGACGTTGCCCACCCACCCAGTCGTTGCCCAATTGGTGCCTTTCAGCACGCGGTCAATGTCCTGCGTAACAATGTTCTGCTGCGTCTCGTACGCCTTGAACGCGCCTTCGGCTTTGCCGAGGTTGGCGACGTTTTTGCCAAACGCCTCACCGCGCTCTTGCCCTTGCGCTTTGTCAAAAGCCAGATCGCCTGGCGGTATCGGGGTCACTCCCGGCGGCAGTGCCGTGCGTACAGCCCGACCCGAGCGGTCAAGCTGCATAATGACCGGCCGCCCTTGATCGTCTTGTCCCCACGTTGGCTGCTGCGCTGTGTTGGTGTTCTCCGCAGCCGGATATTTGCCTGTCGCAACGAACGCGTTGAACGTGGGCGTGCCCGGCTCCAGACCGACAGTCGGCGCGGCCTGCGCGCGCTGCTGCGGCGTCATGGTCTCAAATTGCGCCATGCGCGCATTGTGCTCGGCTTGCGCGCGCGCGTTCTGGCTCGACTGGTTGGCCGTGGTTGCCCGAGCCTGTGCGATCTGTGCCCGCTTGGCCTCAATGTCGAGCGGGTTAAGCTCTCCCCACGACTGCGCCAGCATCCCCACGGCCGCCACCGGATCAGCCCCGTTGATGCCGTAGCGGGCGAACTGCGGGGCGAGGTCGGCGTGCCCGTCCATCAATGCTTTTGCTCGTGCCGCCTTCTCCGGCGTGTCCGGCATGGTGTGCAGCGCGGCGGCCATCTTGCCGAGGCGCGTCAAGCGCTCGCTTTCGTCTTGGCGCGCCATGCGCGAGCGCTCAAAACCGAGCCGCTCGCGCTGCATGCCGAGCTGCTCGTCCGCGCGTTTGTTATCGACGGCCTGCTGTCGGTCTTGCATCCCTTGCTCGTAGCCGCGTTGGATCGGCTGGAGCAGGTTGTTGACGTTTGGGACATCGAAGTCCCAGCGTGGGGCACGGGCGAGAGCGTTGGCGACCATCTAGCTCACCTCCATCCCGTCGCTGCGCGCGTGGCCATGCCGCCAATCTGGCCAATGCCGGCCAGCAAGTTGTTGACCCCGGCCATCCTGGCGTTGTTGGCCGCCATGGTGGCGTTAATGTCGGTCTGATTGAGAGCGTTGGCCCGGCCCATGGCCCGATCGCCCACGCCGCCATAATAGGATTGATCCATGCCGGCCATCGTGCCGGCCAACGGGATCGCCTGATTGCCAAACTGGCCGAGACCTTGCCGCCAATCACCGATGCGCCGGTCCTGCGCTTCGAGCCCTGCCCGGCTCATCGCAAGCTGCGTCGCCCCGCTGTTGCCCATGCCTCGGCTCGCCGCGGTGCGCATCACGTTCATGAGCTGGTTTTGCGTGACGGCGCCGCTGTGAGCGTTGAAAGGGTCGCTGGCATACGTTTCAAATGATCGCTGCCGCGCGTCGGCGCCGTTGACCCCGTAGCTGTCCGCCAGGAGGTTGTACCCACGGCCCGCCGTCTGTGCGAACGGCTGCAGCCGCCCGGTGGCGGTGTCGTAGCCCGTGCGCGCCGCAGTGTCGGCCGTCGCATAGCCTTCGTTGGTCCGCGCCATGGAGCGCTCGCCGGCCTGCGTCGCCGCGCGCGCGCTCGATCTGCCCAACAGGTCGGAGAAAAAGCTCATGGCATGCTCCGGATGACGCGCACGAGTTCAGCAATCCACCGCACCCACTCAGGCGTCAGCTTGCCGTCTGAGCCAACAGCGGGGTGGTTGACAGGCGGGGGCGGGATGTCGGCCATTAGGTGCGCCCCATCTGAGCAAGATCGAGCTTTGCCCCGTACAGAGCCCTGCGGCCGCCCGCGCTCATGCGAATGCGATAGGTGCGGTTGTGCGAGCTGCCGAGCCGCTGGAACCGGATCTGATGCCGGGTCTGAGCCAGCGCCCCGAGCGAGCGCAGCATCTCGTGTCCGAAGGGCTCGCCCATGTCGCTCCACGCCAGCTCGACGTGCCGATCGGTCCCGGAAATGGTGCCAGGAACCACGTCAAGCACCACCTCGCCGTGCCGCATGCGTCGAGCCACGTCGGCCACCGGAATCGAGTACACGTCCATTACGTGCGGGTCGCCGTCCTCGGTGTGGGTGTCGTGGTCGAGCGTGTAGAGCGTGCCGGCATTGTAGTGACCCGCAATCAGCGTGCCGCCAAGGTCCATCACCTTCGAGACGCGCCAGCGGTCGAGGCCGTAACTTTGTTGCTCGTGCCACGCCTTGGTGGTGGCATTGTAGACCCAGGTCCAGCCCGTGCCGCTGAACGCATAGAACGTGTAGCCCCGGCTGCTCCACCGCGTCGCGCTGATCGAGCTCGGGGACGGATCGTCCGCAATCGCTCGATTGAGCGCAGGCGGGCTGATGGTCACAGCCGAATAGCCGTCGAGCAGCTTCACCGTCTTGTCCGACGCGACGAACACGCCATCAATCGCGCTGTCCGCCGAAAGCACGCCGATGGTCTGCTGTGTCGCTGGCTCGATAATCGTGGTCACGGGCGCGAACGGGAACGTGCCGGCCTCAGCGCCGGGGTTGATCTGCCAGACTTCGATCGACCTTTTGCCCCCGCCGAGCAGGTCGTTGCCCCGCACCCACCCGACCACGCCGCCGTCAGGCGCTTGCTCGTTCTGAGCGTAGGACAGGCCCTCAACCTCAAAATCGTTCAGGTCGCTCGCAAACATGCGGCCGTCTGCCAGCATGTAAACGAAGTAGCCTTTCAAGCTGCACACTGACAGCGGAGGCGGCAGGTCGGGATCCGAAAGCTGCGTGAGTACGCCGCTGACGTAGGAGTAATATAGCCCGTCGCACACTAGCGCGACCTCGCCGTCTGCATTCTGGGCGATGCCCACGTGTCCGTCTGATGGCAGGGCCCCGACCAGCGTTGCCGTGCCGCTCGTGTCGATCCGCTCCACCACGCGGCCAGCGACCACCAAGCCCTCGGCCTCCGTCACAGCCGCCATCGCGCGAATGCCGCCAGCCCCGGTGATGGTTGCCAGCGGAGCAAGTCCGTCCGTTGCGTGGATCACCACCTCGGATTTGCCGCGCTCGAGCGGCACCGCGTAGCAGTTGACCAACCGCGCCTGCCCGCCCCACGCGTCCTCGGCCGGTGACGATTGCAGGGGAAGCGTCAGATCGACGATCGGCACGAGATCACGTCACCTGAAACGCGAGCGAGGCGCGGCGGTTGTTTGTGATTTCGGTGTAACTGTTGGACGTGATATCAGACGTCCACGTGTTGAACGTGTCCGCTGTCGTAAGCGCTGTTAGAGTAGCGCTCACACCGAGCACGTTTGCGATAGTCGTTGAACCTATCGCTATCGGCGCAGTCATGACCCCGGCCGTGCTGACAGCGCAGACGACGGCCGTTCCATCCGTATTGATCGCCCACCAATACAAACCGGGCTGCAACGTGACCGCGCCTCCCGTAATGCTGGCCGACTTGGTGCCAGTCGCGTCCGTCGTCATGCTGGCTGTGCGCCCTACGAGCGTGGTCGGGTATGCTGTCGTAGCCGAGCTATTGTAAATGCCGAGCTGGATGTTCCGTCCAGCTTCGCCCGTCGTCACGTTGGCCGCCAGCGCTGTCACCGACACGGTGCGATGAATGACCCCCGGCGTCAGCCGCAGCGTGTTGGCCGCGCTCATGGCCAGACCGGCGGCAACCGCGAAATCTCGGCTGTCCGGCGCATACCAACGCCCAGACACGTAAACGGGCGTGATGCTGCTGTAGGCTCTTACATAGGCCGGCGTGATGTAGCGATTGACCGGCGTTCCCGTAGGGTCGCGCGTGACCGGAATCCGGTCGGTGCGCTCGGCTGTGGCGCCGTCCGTCAGTGCGGAGATCTTGGTATCTGGCATTTAGGTTTCCATCAGCAGATCTGACAGCCCGTCCTCGAGCAGCAGCGCCGAAACGCCGTCTTCCAGCAAAAACCCGTTGGAGCTTCCGCCCGGCGTCTCGTTGGTGGTGGTCGAGACCACCGTCCATAAATCGATCCCGAGGCCAAGCATCAGTAAAGCGCCCAAATATCGGAAGCTGTGCCGCCCGTGCGTACTTGAATGACCTTCAGCGGGTTGTATCCCTGCTGAAGCGGGACATTTGCGAGAATGTTTCCATCAAGGTCCATGAGGTTCGCTGTGCCCGCCGTGCCGACCAGCAACGCGCGCGTCTCGCCGCCGATTAGGTTGCTGTCCTCTTTCGTGACAGCGCGGATGCGCCCGCTCGGTCTCGTCTCGCTCATCCCAGGAACTCCTCATCAAAAGACACGCTGCCACGGCTCGGAAGCTCGCGTAGCGCCGTATCGAAGCCCGCGAAGGGCGGCTTGACGTAGTAGGGGAGCATGAGGCTCCACGTCTGCCGAGCCAGCATCACCGTCTCGGCCGGCGCCTCAACGCCGAACTCCGCTGCACATCGCACGGCAAGCATGGCGGTCACGCCACCGTCGAACCGGCGCGAGTTGATGCCCTTGAGCCAGTCAGAACCGTTGAACACGGCGTAGTCGTTGAGCAACCACGACGTCACGTCGTCGAGTGTCGTGCTGCCGGCCGTGCCGACTTTGTAGACATAGCCCTCTGTGCCCGTGGCGCTCGCGAGTGTCGGGCTGTTGGTCGATGCGTTCCACGTGCCGCGATAGTTTACCGCCGCGATCGTGTCGGCATCGGCATCCAGCGGCGGCACCCAAAACACAAACTCGTCGGACAGCGCGAAATCCGCTTGCTGAAGCACGTCCACGCCATCAGCGGCCCAGCCAAACACCATCTCGTTGAGGTGCGCGAGCGCAGCGGCGGCGTCCTCGGCCGAAGGCGTATCCACAGCGGCCACGATGCCAATGCGGCGCAAGGCGCGGGTGCAGATCGTCTGGACCGTGCTCATGCAGCCTTCTCTTTCGGCGGAGCGACGAAGCAATCAGACAGCCTGCCCTTCCAGATCTTCGTCCCGAGATGTCCCATACTGATCGTCGGGTCTACCCACACGCGGCCGCCCATGTCGCGCCATCGCTTGCAGAACGAATAGTCTTCGCCGTACTTGTGCCGCAGCCCGTTTTCGTCGGTCTCCCAGTACGCCTCGAAGAGATCCCATGCGATACCGCCGGGGCACTCGCGAAACAAAAACTTGCTTTCGGGGTGATGGTCCCGCATCCGCTCGAGCATGGACCGGCTCAGACACATGAACCCGGCTGGAGCCGCTTCGACTTCGACCAGCCCCGTCTTAGGGTCGGCCGTGTGGACCGCCTGGGGCAGCATCCGCATGTGGAACTGCGTACCGTCGCCTATCCGCATCGGGTAGGCACCCGCCACGAAATCAACGCCGGCCTCAACCAGACGCACCAGCCCGCCGTGTTCCCAACAAACATCCGTGTCGATCATCACGAGGTGCGTAGCTTGCGGCTGAGCTAAGAACTTCGCGACGATCATGGAACGGCAACGCGCGATGTCCGCGTTGCCGACTTCTTCGGTGACCCGCACGTGATGCCCTGCGTTCATCAGGGCCGCCACGTCGTACAAGAGCGAGCGCATCGTCCCGCAATGGACCAGCCCGGTATAGGCTGGCAATGCAATGATGATGTTTCGCGGCTTGCGCTTCATGGCGGCCCTTCAGAGGTTAGGATGTGCCCGACAGGCGAGTGCCGAGACGCGGGTCGATCA